TTAGCGCCTCTAGTAATTTTTTTAATTATACCAAAACCTGCTCGACTACCCATATCAATACCTCTGTAGTCACCGCCACCAATACCTTCTTTCGAAAGGCTCATAATTCCGCCACCTTGATATAATTGTCTTTTCATCTGTCCTCTTGATATCGTCATAATTTAGCTAAGTTGTTATAGGCAGGTTTTAAATCCTGTAAACTCCAATCTACTTGGTTTTTGGCAATAAATCAAGACTTGGCATAATTACCTTAACATCTCTCCGAATGTCCTTTTCCGGCACCCCTTTAGCTTTCCACTCCTTCTCATCCTTGTATATTTCACCAGTTTTTAAGTTGGATATAGTCTCTATAATTTTTTCTGGTTTTAATTCTATCATTATGTTGTTACCTCTCTTGGCTGTATTTGCAGTATAGAAGCTATAACGTGCAGCTCATTCGCGTCACTAGCTTGTACTTTTAATATCTCACTTTCCTCCACCACAAGAGGGTGTGTTAAAAGTTCGGTTGTCGTATTAGTGTCTACGGCTTTAGTTTTAAATAGTGTAAAAACATTGCCAGAAGAGTCTGTTAGAGTAACATCAATATTGCAGCTAGAACCTGAATCATTAGCTATTAATAAAGATTTTACTAAAGCAACATTAGCTGTAGGTGTTGTGTACAACGTTGTGTTGTCAGTTGTTGTTAGATCTACCTTTGCGTTTATAAAACTATTTGCCATTAATTTAAAAAGAAGTTTTGCGCGTCAACTTCATCCTTTAGTTCTTGTTGATATGTTGTATTCAATTTTTGAATAACACTGTCAAGATCTCTTACCTGTGCATCAGCTACATCTTGACTATATTCTCTAGCGGGTCTTGTTAATATTTGCACTATCTTTGCCATTATCTTCTACCATCCGGTTGTATGTCTAATCTAAATCCACCTAACTTCCAATTCTGAGAAGCCGCTGTATTTGCTATCTTCAAAGATACAGCTCTGGCTCTTGCTCTCGTGTCTACCTTTGTTGTTGATGATGTTACAGTAAAAGGACCGAGTGATGAACTTGCTTGTGAGTCGTTAGAGTAGTTTCTTAATTGTAATGTAATCTGTGTGTTACCTGTTTGAGAAACAAAGTCTGGTATAAATCTTCTTATCTTTGCAAAAAATTCACCATCACCACCTTGACTAATATCAAAATCTCCAGACTCAATGTTAGAAGTTATTGCAGTTGTAGCTGTTGATGTAACTTGATCTGTGCCTGTTTCATGCTCGTAGTATATGGTGCAACCGTCTGTGTTACCAACAATATCATAAGAGTTATTAGAGTCAGCATCATAGTCTGTTGCGTGTGGTTTACCAAACACGGCAGAATCTTGCCATGTTGTTCTATCTAATGTGCTTGTAGTCCAAACAGGTCTTTGAGGTGTAGACTCAACATAATTATAAGTTACACATCTATTTATTACAGTTGATCCTGAAGAACAATAAAACCAATTAATCTCGCCAAACAAATTATTTAGTCCAGCATTGATAAGTTGATTGGCTGTTGTATTTAAATCATTATAAACAAAATCTTCTACTAAACATGGTAGTGACTGTAGAGCACCAGCATATTTAAAGAAACCATTCTCTGAAAACCAATAGGCAGCGCCATCTACTTCTACTGCAGCGTTCTGTCCAATCAGTCCACAGTTTGTACCTACCTGTGCAAAACCAAATGTAAACGGAGGACCAATAAATCTTTGTGTGAATAAAGCTGTGTCAGTCCAAACATAAATCGCATCACGACCTCTAACCGCTCCCATAATTCTAGAACCATCCGCAAGTCTTTGTGTACCAGCAGTGTTGGTTGCTGTAGGTGCATAAGTATTAATATCTTCTTGGTTAGAAAATCTAATAAACATTTGATCTTGTGTTGTTGAGTCACCAATTGTTGTTTCAGTTCCAAAGAATACTAAGTGTCTGTCCGGTGTGGACACGATCATATCTCTTGATGCTGTTGGTGCTCCTGAAATAATTGTTGCTCTTGTTGCAGTAGCATTTGATAAATCTGCATTCCATTCAAAAACTTGTGCGTTGTGAATTAATGCAATAATTTTACTACCAAAATTATCAATAGACCAAAGTCCTGGATCAATAACTAAGTCACCAGAAGCTGTTTCACCCCAAGCTACAAAATCAGAAACATTTGTAATTGTTGCACCATCTGAGTGAGATGCTGCTGTAGTGCCTCTCGTTCCTCGCGTCACGCCTGTTAGCGTATTACCAGAAATTCCAGTGTAAGAAATATCTTCAGTTCCTATTCTTATAAAGTTTGTTCCTGATGATGGAAAGTTAACAACGCTTGTTAAAACTACAGTTGTTGTAGAATCATTAATCGCTCCATTAAGTGTGGTTGTTAATGGGTTACTTGCTTCACCGCCCCAAGAAGATAAGCCCCAACCAAATCCAGGTAGCTGTTCAGCTGGTCCAACAGAATAATAAGATTGCACTCTAATACCTCCTGATGTGGTAGCACCTGATCCACTTTCTGCAGATGGCATTGTAATTGTTAAAGTTAAGTTTGTTGGTGTTGAAGTCACCATAAATTTTTTATCATCAAAATCAGAAGCACTATAATTAGATCCTGTGATAGTGGTAAAGTTGTCTAATAATATTATGTCTCCAGGTGCAAGACTGTGACCAGAAGAAAAAGTTATAGTTACAGATGTAGATCCGTTTGTCGTGCTAAAAGCATTTGTTAGAGTAGTTGTAGATTCAATAGGATGTATATCGTAAAAGACACCTCCTGAGTAAGCGTACAAAATTCTGTTAGTTCCTATGATAGAGTATTTTACTCCACTACTATTAACTATATGATGCATAGCTCTAGCAGCTCCAGTAAGTTTGTTAGTTCCTAACTGCTCCCATCCACCTATCTTTTCAGGAGTGCCGTATCTAAATCTAACGTTATCACCATCTACCCACTGACCTTCTGCTTGAGTGTCTGTAATCTGTTTATTGAAGCCTGGTAAGAACTGTACTTTTTGTAATGCCATAATATACCATTATACTACTTTTTGGCCATAAATATAGTCCATTCTAAATCAGAGATCAAATCATTTACATAGACCTCTGTCTTATTCTCTCTTCTAATATACTCATGAAGTTCTTCTAAATCTAGAATTATCCAATCTTTTTCACGTTCAATAACCATTTTTTCAGCCCTAGTATTTAAACGTCCGCTTTGAGCTGGAGTGCCATCTGGCATTTCAAACATCTCTCTGACATCAAATCTATAGAAAGCATTTTTACCTTTTAAAATACCAGCTATGTTCCATGTTGTTTCTTTCTTTGGGTATTCAATCGCTGTTAAATATTTAGAAAATTTTTTAACTATACTCATCTCATTTTTGGACCATTAAAAAATATAGTTAAAGTATTTCTCTCTCCTTTTGTTACTGGTGCAACTCTGTGATTAACATAAGATTTTGCAATAATTAAATTACCAGGTTTTAATTCAGACACTAGTCTCTCGCCGCCTTGAAAAATGTAGAACTCTCCACCTTCGTACTTATCAGAAATATCTATTGTAACACTTAACTTACAGTCAAACAAAAGACTATTAGATGCATCGCTGTGCCATCCACATGAATCACCTTCTTTGTAAGTATTTAAGATACAAGAGTCATTGTCTAATTTTTCTATGATATAACCAAACTCTCTCCTATTTATATCTTTTATATAATCAGGAACATCGCCTAAATATTTTTTAATATTTTTATATCGTATTGATACGGTATGTGTATTTTTTATAACATTACCTTGTAGATCTTTAGGTTTATCTTTTTTAGATTCTACTCCGTCATGATTGTTTTTAATATATGTAACTAATTTTTTACACTGTGCTTTGTTAAAAACATTATCTAGATACCAATAAGACAGGTTTTCCATTTAAAAATAATTAAAGTTAATATTTATTCTAGCTTTTGCATTTGTGCATGATGTAGATCTGTGTGGTTTATGTCCATCAAATAGTAATAGTCTATTTTCAATAGAGTCTATCTTTTTTCCATCTTCTAATATTGTACTGCCGTTGTTTGTATTAATATAAAAAATAGCTGCCTTTGATGGATAAGATACATCAATATGTGATTTATGTGTTTCTATTTTTTTAGTACGCGGATATAAATTTCCCTTAATTCTTATAGGTGCTCTAAGACCTAATCTAGCTACAATTGGTTTAACAGCATTATAGAAAGCGCTATAACCTACAGCAGTGTTAAAAAACACGTGAGTAAAATAACAATCTTTATCTTTTTTAGTATGAAACTCGTTAATAAATTCTTGGTAGTACCAAGGAAAGTCTGGCCCTCCTACTATTTCTTTTATTATGGCAAATTTTTCTGGCTCTAAAAAATTATCAATTACTTTAGTCATACGTTTAAATCAAAACCAATAATTCGTTTATATTTACTAATAGGATTAGGACGACTCATGTGTTCTACAAAACTTGGAAAAACAACCATACTCCCTTCTTTAACTTTAGGAGTTTCAAATCTTCCTACATCGTTGACGTTGTTCCAAGGTTGAAAATACATAGTTGAAGGATGATTATCATCATGACGTAAATATAGAATTCCTGAATAACCTCTTGAGCCGTGGTTATGAGGAATATGGTAGTCCCCTTTTTTATAACTGTTAGACCATATATCTTTTAAAACTACATTAGATTGCAAATTTTCAGATATGTATTCAAATTCTTTTTTAAAAATATCAATAAAAGTTTGCATAAAAGGAACATCTATTTGACCTCGATTAGAAAAGAAAGGGCCATTTAAACGATGTTCAGGATATTTTTTTAAAACTTTTTCTATTTGTTTTTGTTTAAGTTTAAAATTTTCAATAGAAAAATTTAAAATAGGTATTTTAAATAATACATCTACGTTTTTCATTTCATTTTTTTTAATATGTCCATGTTCTCATGCACATCCGTTTGATCTTGAACATATCTAAACGGTTGTCCTATTCCGTAAGCACCAGGTAAACCTGGCATGCCTCTTCCATCAAATTCTAAATGTTTATTTTCTTCTCTTGTATAATGTAAAAATACTTGTGCACAGTGCTCTCCTTCGAAAGCTTCTCTCCAATGATTTAACTCACACCCTTTATAAATAGCTAGATCACCTGGTTTTAAGGAAACTTTAATTGATGGTTTATCTCCATCTTTAAAAAAGATAGGCCACTTTTCACCAGATAAATTTAAAGTTGCAGATATCTCACAAGATTCTCTATCTCTGTGATCTGCTAACACGTCGCCTTTTTTATATATTCTCATATAAGAATAAGTAGGTAATAATTTTCTACCAGAATGTTTTTCTATTAGAGGAAGTAGATTAAGCAATAATGTTTCAGAAGATATGTCTCCGTAACAACCATAAGTAGATGTGCTTTGTGAGTCAACCCAAGATCCCCAATCACGTCTGTCTGCCGTTATGTATCCATCTAAAAATAATTTAGCAGCCACATGTTGTTTTAGAAAATAATAATCTGTTAAAAAAGATGCCATCTCTTTTGACACTGCTTTCTTTATTATTTTGTATTTCTTTTTATTAAACGTTTTTAACATATTGCATATTCCAATGTATAAATCTAAAAGGTTCTATACCATAATCAAAAGTAAATTCATGTGGTAAATAACCAGGAAATATTATCATATCTCCAGGAGAAACTGTATAGTAAGCTTCGCTTGAAGCGTGTGTAATTTCTTTTTGATTTTTAGGTAAAATCTTAGTCATTAAAGCTCCAGGTCTTGGATCTACAAATTTAGGGCAAGATGTATTCTTAGACGCTTTTAGAAAATAAAAACCAGATACTTGTTGGTTCCAATGATTGTGTAAAGAATGATGTCCCCCACCATTTTTAGAAAACTCTTGCACCCAAAGTTCTGTTAAGTAAGGTGTATGTCCTTCAATATTAAAACCAGAGTCAGTCATGAATCTATGGCTCATATCATTAACTATGTCTATAAAGAATTTAAAATTTATATCAGACATTAAATTTAAAGAATGATGTGACAATCCCATATCTTGTTTCATTTTTTTATGAAAAGTTTTTTGTTTTTTTATTTGTGTCATATTATCTTTTCTTTTATTTTTTATATAAGGGTCACAGATCTTATTTAAATATTTAACATGTTCCTCTAACTTTAATCTCCAAAGAGGAGTGCAAAATAATAAATCTTGTTTAATCTCCATTACTTAAATGAATCTCCTTGTAACCAAACCACTAAACTATATCTTGTTCCTTTGGTAACTTTACGAACTCGGTGCCACATATAAGAAGGAAAAACTATACAAGACCCTTTGTCTTTTACATGTTTAACTGTTTCTATTCTTGATCCTTTCTTGGTATCTCTATAATCAAATTCAAACTCTCCTCCAACATAAGTTGAAGGGTGTGATAAATTTAAAGTAAAAGAAAGTTTTCTATTTCTACCATCTCTTTGAAAAGAATCACAGTGCCAATCATAGAATTGACCTTTACTATATTTGGTAAACTGAGCAGATAGATCTGTATTTAAATCTAAATTAAAATTCCAATTAGCTCTTCTGTTAGCTTCTTGCATGGCCTCCTTACAACCTTGTAAAATTTTAAAATCAGTTATCCAAGCGACGTTTGAGTTTCTAACTTTTAAATCTTTACCACCTGCGTTTCTTTCTCCATTAGAACCAATAATACCTTCTTGATCTTTTAAAGCATTACCTACATTTATAACATTATCGCAAAACTCTTCTGTAAAAAGTTTGTCGAAATAATAATAATTAACTTTTGTAAACATAATTACCTAACATCAAAATTTGCTGCTACAGAAATCCTTTCACACTTAGATTTAAATGGAGCAACAAAATGAATCAAACTATATGGAAACATCCAGAAATCTCCTTCTTCAGGAAACTGTTCTACACCAGCGTTATAAAAATTACCAGTGAAGGCCGTGTTAAAAGATATAGAACCTGGTCCTCCTGATTTTGAGTCATGCCATTTTTTATTTTCTTTTTTAAGTTTTTCAGGAATAGAAATAAATAATACACTAGACAAATCACAATTAGAATGAATGTGTGGTGGATTATATTCACCAGGTTTCATATAATTTACCCACGCTCTTTTAGTATGTATGTGTTGATCTAAAGTTGTTCCCCCTTTAAATTGAACATACGCGTCTTTATAAACATCTATGTAGGGTCTCATAATAGAATCATAATCTTCTCTTACTAATTCATATTCTCCTTCAATGACTCCTGCTAAATCTTTTTTCATATGGTAACCTTTTTTAGACAGTATTTTTTTAACTTTATTTAAATCTTCTTTTGTTACTTTCATTTTAACAAGTAAAGGTCCAAAATAATAAAAACCATATGGTATCATATGAAGGTACCTACTAGAACTAGTCTTAAACCTTTTTTAGGAAAGTAATGATAATGAGGCACACCATCAAAACAAACACCTTTATATTTTTCTGGTGTAATTATTTTACTGTCCTTTCCTTTATCATCTACAATAACTGTCTTTGCATCTTTGTCACAATCATTTAAATATAATATAATTTGTTTGTGGGGATATTTATGATCAACATGCACTCCAGATTTTTCCATTCCGTTTGCATACGTAAGATTAAAACACATCCTTGTAAAAAAATTAACTTCTTGTTTTATGGCTTTAGTAAATTGTTGTAACATATTCAAAGCTATTTCATAATAGTCTGAGTTCACTGCCTCTGAAGGTCTTTTAGTTTCTAAGTTGTGTAAAATAATGTGTTTTAAAAAAGACTCGTTATTTTGTTTTCCTTTTTTATTTTCTGTCGCTGACTGTTTTATGTAAAAAGGAAAGTTATCATTAAGCATAACATTTTCTATAAAATTAATATTGTCAGGCGATAAAAAATTTTTATGCTCTTTTACCATATATATACTCATCTAAAGTTTGTATTAAATAATAACCGTTTAACTTAGATGTATTAGCTGTAATCTCGTAATCTAAGTGAGCCGGAAAAATTACAAATTTATTATTTTGTATAGGAATAGTCCAAGTGCACTTTGGCATCTTCAAACGATTGTAATGTACAATAACGTTAGAACTATTGTCTTCAAGTTCTATTCCATAAATTAAAACATAAGTTGGAGAGTTCTTAATATCAAAAGGATCTATTTCATTTTTTCTTTTAGTAGATTCTCCTTGTTTTAATATAACTGCAGATATTTCTTTATTAATTAAAGTGTATTCATAATTAACTTTTTGATAATGAAAATCTCTTATGTATGCACCCAAATAGTCTAAATGAATTGTATGATCGAAAGTAAATCTTTGTTTATCTTTATTATTAAGATAACTATACATCATTTGATATTTAATTGATTCTCTATCAATTTCATATCCTTTTGGACATTTAACATATCCATAATAAAGGATCTCTTCATTTAATATCACTTTCTCCATGTGCGTACTTATAACTTTAAACTGTATAAAAGTCTAGCGTCTTAGTCTAATAGAATCCAAGACTGGGAAGACTCATCCCATTTATAATCTTTGTTATCGTCGTCTTCAGGTTTTGCAACAGGGGGTTCAAATTGACCTGTTGTGTTGTTCATAGTCCAACTTGGATAAGGTTGATTTCTTACTTTAAAAATATCTAAGTCAGGATCATACTTATATGCCACTCCTGCATAATTTGCTCTGTAAGGAGTTCCACCTTGTCTGTGTTCATTCGCGTAAGTGTTGTACGATGTTTTTTTCCAATGAGGCCAATTGTGATGTTTTGTTAAATATGCAACACCTGTCGCTTCATCATCATTACAAATAGAATCATCTAATGGTGTTACCCACAATACATTGTTGTCTTCATCTAGTTTAGCGAAATGTGCCATTATGCTACGTACGTCCCTGGTGAAGTAAATGTGTGAATAGTATCAGTGCCAGAAGTTGTTACTGTCCCTGATGTGCTTGCTGAACAAGCAGTCGCTCTTCTTATAATTACAATTCCAGATCCGCCACTACCTGATTGGGAATTTCCTCCACCGGCCGCTCCGCCGCCACTTCCCGTGTTTGCAGTTCCTGGATTTCCAGTTGAGCCTTGAGATGCAGAATTTCCTGCGCCTCCGCCACCTGGTCCACCTGACCCTGCAGGAAAATTATAACCTTGTTGGTTGTAGCCGCCTCCGCCGCCACCTCCAGCTCGAGTCACACACGTTCCAGAAATATCAGAAGCCGCTCCGTTTCCTCCTGGTCCACCGTTTCCAGCGTTAGGACTCGTCGCAGTTGCAGGATTTCCTGCCCCTCCGGCTCCGCCACCACCGCCTCCGGTTTGATTGTGATTAGTTCCAGTTCCTTGACCTGTTCCTCCGTTGTTACCTTGGTTAGGTGATACGGGAGGTGTGTTACCAACTCCTCCTGCTAAAAATGCTGCAGGTTGTGGTGCATAAGGACCGTAAGGATTTTGATATCTTCCAACTCCTCCACCAGATCCTCCTGGTTGTGCTATTTTAGGTGCACCGTTTCCGCTATCCCAAGAGCCTGATGATCCACCAGCGCCACCGCCAGCAGATGTAATAGTTGAAAATACAGAATTAGCTCCGTTCAAACAACCTGGGTCTGCTCCGGGTGGAGTAACTCCAGTTGCTCCTGCTCCTACTGTAATTGCAAATGATTGTCCTGTTTTAACTTCAAAAGATTTTGTTGCTACAGTTCTGTAACCGCCAGCTCCTGCACCACCACCCTGAGATTTTCCCCCAGCGCCACCACCGGCGATAACTAAATATCTAATATTGTAGGGCTTACCTGCGCCTCCAGATCCAAAACCTAGAATGTTATATCCAAATCCTGCCATTTATCCTCCTTATGCGTCGTTAGCAGCGTCTGTAGTGAAGAATAATTTAACCCCTAGTAGTTTGGCATCTGCAGTTAAACTGTCCTCTGATACATCTCTAGTGATTTGGAAGAATACTTGTTCATCCGTGCTAGGAGATCCAGCTATCGTAACTGCTCCACTTTCTGCTGTAACGTCTAAATCGTTTGCTGTACCACTATGTGCTTTTGCTGTTGGTGCAACTCCTGTTCCAAAAGCAGTATTACAAGAGTCATTATCTGCTATCGCAACTCCTGCTAAAGCCCAAGATACAGTTCCTGTATTTGTTGAATCTGCTGTAAAAAACGCTTGAAAAGTTACTGTGCCTTCGTTCCAAGATTTTGGAAAAGCAACAGCAAATTGTGCGCTCTCATCAGAGTCTTTATCAAAGTCTAAAGTTTTAATCTCAGGTCCATTTGATAATTCTGTTTGTTCAATGTCAGCGCACCCGTTTGTTGAGTTTGGATACATAGCTACTGAAGGAACCCAAATAGTTTCTTTACCTGCTATTTTTACTGCGCTAACAGTTCCGCCACCATCTTCTGCTTTAATAACACCTGTTCCTTTTGTTTTAAGATCAATACCAACATTTGAATCTCCACCTGATGCTGTGATCGATGGATTATTTCCTGTAGCAGCGTTTACAAAAGTAACTTCATTAACTGCTGAACTTGTAGCTGTAATTAAAGCTACTTCGTTTCCGTTAGTATCTAAAATAGAAGTTCCTATTTTAGGAGACGTTAACGTTTTGTTTGTTAAAGTTTGTGTTCCAGCAAGAGTAACAGTACCAGCTGGTAAAGTGTGAATGTCTGGATTAGTTCCATCATTTGCAGTTGCAAATACAACAGCATCACCTTTGTCTGTTGTTGCGAAAGTAAACGAATCACCAGATCCTGATGCGTATTTAAATTGTACTGTGTATGCGCCTGATGTTGAATTTCTTAAATAATAAAAAGTTTGTACATCTAAAGGAATTGTAACGATTTGATTTCCTGTAATTGTACCAGTAAACTCGATCATTCTGTGAGATAAAACTGCTCCAGTTGATCCATCAGAAACAGATAAAGCTGTTGTTTGTGCGCCACCTGCTATTGATTGTTGTGTAAATCCACCAACAATTTGTTCAAAAATTTGTAAGTTTGTATTAGTTTT